CGACCTGTCGCAATTATGACGGAGCTCGATTCCAAGGTCTAGTCTTGCCTTGCTCATTGTTCCTGCTCAAGAACTTTAGTTGGAGTACGCGAGGCCACCCATGCCACTCATCACGCGGAACACATTGTAGTTGACCGCATACAGGCGGAACACGAAGGGCGTGTTCTTGGTCGGGAACTTGGCACCCACCGAGTTGATGGCGTCAAACACAAGGGTCGCTGTGTCGATGCGCGAGAAGTTGCACGACCCAGACGGCTGGTGCTCCTCGGGCTGGAGGGCAAACGAGTAGACGTTGATGGGGTTGACGGCTCCCTGGGACACTTGGTCGCGAGTAGAAGTGTTTGAATCCGGAGTCACATACGCGTTGAGCAGGGGCATCGCGCCACCCGTGTGGTGCTGGAACGGCTGGACCTTCCAGAAGTAGTCGCCGTAGCGCTCGTCAAAGCGGTCCTGGCCGTTCAACTGGATGCGGCAGCGGTCCACGATGTCGTCGTACGCAAAGGGCTGCGTGTAGCCGCCTAGCGACGTTCCCGCGGTTCCAGTGCTAGTGGCAACAATCGGATTGCCGGTGTAGAAGTCGCCAGGAAGACCCGACGGGAGAGAGCAATCCAGACGGCGTGCATCCTGGAACACCCAGACCAACTCCTTGATGGGGTGGTTCAGCGTCAGGTCCAGGCGTCCCATCTGGGACGTGATCGTCTGCGGCAGGGAATACTGGAGCTGCTCAATGAGGTACTCGTGCGAGTCCTGCGCGAAGCGGCGGCGCTCATCCGTGTCCAGGTAGATGTAGTCAATGTAGATGGCGGCATCCTTGGGCGGCGGAAGAGCCGCGGCGGCGCTGGCAATGGTAGTCCAGTTGCCACCCGTGCCAGAGTAGGTCGTCACCAGGTCCGTCGCCTTGCGGAACCACACGTTGAAGTGCACGTCGTGGTACTGGAGAGCGATGAGCGGCAGGGCCAGACCCGGGTTGCGGTTGAACCAGAAGCCGAAGGGGATGTACAGCACCTGCGGGCGGCCGTTGCACTTCACCAGCGTGGTCGTCTGTCCGCCCGTAGGACCACCGAGCAACTGGTCCGCCTTGCTAACTTGGTTGACCGAGGCCGTCAGGCACTCCCACAGGTACCACCACTCGCCGTAGTGACGGTCAATGACCTGTCCGCCAATCTCCACCTCAATCTTCTCCAGCATGAGGTAGCCGAGGCGGCGCATACCGCCAGGGGTCCAAGTCACATCCTTCGTGTTGCCCGTGGCCGCCGCCGTCGTGTCGGGCAGCGTCACCTCCAGGTAGGTGCGGTAGATAAGGTCAGCGTTGCGGTTCACGATGGCCACCACGCGCTGACCATACTGGGCCGTGCCCGTGAAGTTGACACGCATGGCCTCCATCGCGAAGTTGGTGTGACGCTTGTACATGACCTTCCAGAAGGTGATGTGGGGGTTGCCCGTGATGTAGGCATCCTGTGCTCCGTAGGCAACGAGTTGGAGAAGACCGCCACCCATTGTGTTTATCTTTTGCGAGGATATATTCTTCTGCGATTGAACAATGAGGGAGCCGCAGGTTGACACGTTCTGTCGGTGCGTGAAGAAGGTCAAGAAGACCTTGAAGGCCGAGGGCCGTGCCATTGCCATCTGCACCAAGTCCGTACTCCAGACCAAGGGACGTACACTTCGCAAGGTGCGCTGCCGAGACCACTTACTGGAAACCCAGCCCATGAAATCGGGCCGCCGCACTCGCGCCGAGCGAAATGCGACCATTGAGCGGAATGAGACCCACGTTGTTTACGTGAAAGACGACACAGTCAAGACCCCCGCAGGCTCTGAGCGGATTATGGGTCTTCCCGTCGGACAGGCATCGGTACTGGCTGCCATCTGCAAGAAGCAGGGAAAAGAGACCATTGACGCCAAGTACCTGACGAAGGTGCCTCATTCGGCTGCCCTGATTCTGTTCTTCGGCAAGAAGCCCCAGGCGGACATTCTGCGAGCCAAGCACCCGCTCGGCAACCTTCCCATTGAAAAGGCCAAGGGATTCGCGATTGTCAACTTTAGCGGTGACGACCTCGAGTTGGATGCACTGTGCGCCGACGAGTCCACTCGGGGAATGGGTGTCGGAACCAACACGCTGAAGTACATTGAAACCATGGCGACTCTCAACGGCAAGAAACGGGTCCTGCTGGATGCCCTTCCTGACGCTGTTCCGTTCTATGTCAAGCAGGGCTACAAGAACACGCGTGACAACTTCTACGCCAAGGAATTGGTTCCGCAGGAGGGTGGAGTCTTCAAGTGGGCGGGCGCCGACACACCCGTGTTCGACGATGAAAAGGTAGGGGACTGGAATGGGTTTCCGATTATGGACGTGAACGCAAGGAAGCCCCCGGGATGGTTGGAAGAGCAAATCAAAATCTTCAACCCCGCTGTTGTCCGCATGGTCTCGTCGGGCGACGGAGAGATTCCGATGCACCGCGCACTGAAGGACATTTTTAATGAGAAGGTATACCCTCCTCCATTCGACGAATTCGTGAAGATGCACATCAATCTATGGGCAGGAGGCGGTATCTATCGGGTGGACTACAATAAGACACTTGCAATGGTGGATAAACAGAAGGATCGTGCCGACAAGACGAAAAAACTCAAGGCCATCAATGATAGATTCGTGAAGGACGCGCCCCAAGACACCAGAAACGATTGGTACGGACTCGTGACACGGAGACAGGCATCCGATGTGCGCGACCTCAAGCTCGACAAGAAGATAAGTGCATTGTGTACGATACTTCGCGTTCTCCTACACATCGATGGTCGTATCATTCACTTTGACCTTCACTCGCGCAACATGGCGGTTATGTTTGATGGGACACCCGTGATACATGATGTTGGGCGCATGAAGATTCGCGATGCTGGAGATATGTTCGTCCCATTCGAGATTTCATACCCAACCAAATCGAATAGGCGCATTCTTCGCAACGTGCTCGAAGGGTTATTCGAGTATCCGAACTACAACATGGACTACAGGCAGTACTATTACATTGCGCGCCTCTTCAAGGACCTGCGGAAGAAGGGACAAGACGGGTTCGTAAAAGAGCAATTCACACCGCCGACGAAAGACAATAACTGGGTGCACGTCGACGAACCAATGGTTACCAGCGATAAAATTAGAGAGGATAACATCAAGCGCTTCAACGAGTGGTTGGATACGCCAGGCGAGGACCCGATAGACGAATCGAAGCGATACAGATGTAGCGTGAGGTGGATAAATCATGTTAGAACGACGAATGGTGCGAAGTTGATGGACCTATACGACGCCGGCGGAAAGGTCGTCAAGGTCGAGAACATTCCTGCAGAAGGTTTCCTTTACCTGCATCCTAAAACGGAGACACGCTATCACCAGATTGCTCGAGTCTTTGATATCCTGTCGGTCTTGTCGGCACTGTCGGCTACGTACGTGGAGGGTATCCAACAAAAGCGCATTGCCTACCATTACGCACGGAAGACGGCGGTGGATTTGTGCGACCTTCTCATAGCAAACCCACCTGGTGCAACAAAAGCAACGGTGGACAAAGTCGTTCGTGCCTTCTTGGACACCACGGGGACCAAGGCCGAGTGCGGTGGTAACAACAAAGATAACGAGGTCGCTTATGCGCAGGCCCGCGCCGCCAAAGCAGCCGTCGCTGCAGATGAAGCCAAGCTAGCCGAACTCAAAGCAGCCGCCGACGCTGCGAATGCCGAGGCGAACAGGGTGAGGCAAGAAGTCAAAAAGGCAGAGGAGGCACTGAAGGCCGCCAGGGAGGCAAAAGCCAAGTCCCCAGACGAGGCGGTAGCGGATGTTGGTGAACTGGACAAAGCGGTACTCGAGGGATTGAGCGAAGAGGACAAGAAGGCACTCGACGTTGCGAATCAAGTACTCAAAGGTGTTGTCCCAGACCAGAAGTTGGACGAAGCTGTACTCGATGCGTCGGAGATTCTGCGAGATTCAAAGGACGAGGACAATTCCGCAAAGCTCGTCGAACAAGGGCTACTCCTTTCAGTGGAAAATGTGATTGATGAATCCAAAGCCCTCGACGGTGCCCCGGCCGACCTTCCAGAGGTCAAGGGGTATCCTATCCTCTTCAAGGACGGCAACCCGGAAGACAAGAAAGACGCCAAGGATGAAGCTCAACCCGCGGCGGTTGCCCCGGCGCCCCTCAGTAGTCCGTTGCCGAACCTGACATATGAAGTTGATAAAAACGGGGAAGCCAAATCCGTGCAGAAGCCCCCTCCAGACGCAGCCCAACCGTCGGCAGACAGAAGTATGGAAGGGGGCGCGGCGGGCACATCTGCGGTTGCACTTGATATCAAAATATGGGATCAATGTCCAGCTGGACTGCGCGGCCTTGAAGACGAACGGCAAACTGCAATCGACGCGGCCGAAGCCGTGGTAGGCGACCCAAGCGAGGTTGTCGTATACATGGGCCACCCAGGAGCTAAGGAAAAGCAGGAGATCGTAAAGAAGGACGCCAACTACGCGCCATACGCACTTACATACATTTCAGCCTACTATGCCGAGAGCTTTCTACTGAAGCGTAGGGCGAATGGACTGAGATGGGATCGCGCTCCCGGGGAGCGGCGGCTAAAGAGAATTGACGTTAACCTCGAGACCTTAAAGGAACAATCGGTAGTGAAAAGCATAGTACGAGATTTTGGACCTGAAATCCCGTGCCTTCTGATACGCAAGTTCCAGAAAACAGTAGCCGACGCGGATGTGAAAGAAGGCGTCGGCGCTATGCTTCACATATTGAAGGGGCTTTGCATCGAAAGAAACTTCGTTATTGACGATCTGCACATTGGCAACATGGCGATATTGAATGGAATGGGTGTTACGTTTGACTACGACAGGCTGATTGAAAAAAACGAAGGCTACGTACTCTTCATGGGTAAACTAGAAGAAATGCGTGACCACAGTGAACGATACACAAGTCTTGAACAGTTTGAGAACGTCTACAAACTATACGACTACCTCAAGGAGAACCCTGGACTCACTGAACGATACTTCCGCATATACGACCTACTCTCGGTTTTGGGATCTCTCAGAGTATTATGCAGGCGGCTCGGAGGGCTGAGCGCCGTAGAAGCATGCGAAGTCGAACTAAAAGGCGAATCTGGTAGCACATTTGACAGACGCATTACCGCTGTGAATGCTCTGGCTGTCGGACTAAAAGGCGTAGTGTGGCCTGACATGACCATTGTCGATGTTTTCGATGGGAAGCCTGTACCAAAGAGCACTGGACCCATGCGCAGGACACCAGGATCTTTCATCCGCGTTACAGCATCTCCAGCAGGTGGTCGTCGCACGTTCAGGCGCAAGGGGCTTCCCCAACTTTTGTGAGTGCCTCGCGACACGCCATCTGCTCCGCCTTCTTGCGGGTGGATCCCACACCAACTCCATACACCTTGCCCTCCACCATCACGGCCACCTCGATTTGATTCTTCTTAGGGTCGTTGGACCGCATCTCGTAGGCGGGCGTGCATCGAAACTCTCGCTGGCAGTGCTTCTGGAACAGGTCCTTGAAGTTCGTGGCGGAGTTCACAATCTCATCCACGTCCAAATACGTCTCCATGACGGTGGTTACAAATGCATAGACAATGGCAAACCGATTGCCGCAGTCTGTCCATAACGCCCCGAGGAAGGCCTCGAAGATATCCCCCAACTTCTTGGCGTTGTTGCGGCCGTCAATGGCCACCGAGTCCTCGTTGTGGCGGGAAATCACGTAGAATCGGTTCAGTCCCATGGTCTTGGACAGTTCCCCCAGCCGCTCATTGTTCACCAGCTCCTTCCGGGCATCCGTCAAGAACCCCTGCTTCTTCTCGGGGTAGCGTTTCCGCAGGTAGGTGGCGATGCACACGCCCAGCACCGAATCGCCCTCGAACTCCAAGCACTCGTAACTCTCATCCTGCAGGGGCATCACGCCGTGGGGGCATGGCGCTAACTCCGCAGGCTGGCCGTCGGGCGTCGTGTATTCGGAGCGACGGACATAGGTCGTATGGACCATTGCCGTCTGAAACACCTTGCGATGCGTCACACGATAATGGGGAAGACCATGACGATGGAGGATACGGTGAATGTCGGACTCGGTGAATGCGCGGTTGCCTGGGTTGTAGGGCGAGTACATGAGATCTGCTCTGTCTGTCAATCACAATTCGTTTTCCTCTTTTCTCCGACAAGCAGTAATGGGGCAGGTGCAGTCGTTCGCATACAATCTTGGACTTGGAGTTCCTGAAGAGCCGCCCAAGACACAGACTGTCATGGACGTAGCCACCTGCGCCTACGACGCACCCCGACTCTGTGACATGGCGGTTGGGCTGGTGTTCTTCAACCCTGCCAAGTCCAAGCGAATGCTGATGAACTATCTGTATGCAGTGGAAAAATTGAAGCGTGCCAAACTGCCCTACTACACTCTGGAATTGGTGTATGGCAAGGAGGAGCCAGAGATCGTAGACGCCTTCCATGTCTACGCCAAGAACGCCCTGTTCAACAAGGAGCAACTCTGCCGTATGCTGGAGCGCCGCATGCCGTGGCGCTACTCCAAGGTGGTGTTTCTGGATGCGGACTTGGTCTTTACCAGCAAAACGTGGTACGCCGATACGTCCAGGCAATTGAACAAGTTTGATGTGGTCCAACCCTTCTCCTCGGCCGTGTGGCTGGACATTACGTATACCAAGGCCACGTTGGAACGCTCGTCCGTCGTATACATGAACCGCACCAAGACCTATGACCACGTGTACCACCCGGGATTCGCATGGGCCTTCAAGCGGTCGTGGTTTCGCAGATACGGATTTTACGAGTACGCCATCACGGGCAGTGGCGACACGCTCAGCACGGCGGCGTGGATGGGCGTGGAGTTTCCGAAGGGGTATCTCAAACCCGCATTCCTGCGGTCCTTCAATGAGTATCGTCGCATGCCCAAACCCACCCTGTCGTGCACACCGGGCAAGGTGTACCACCTGTGGCACGGCACGCACAAGAACCGCAAGTATGTTGACCGCCACCAAATCGTTGACGGTGTCCCTGACGTGCAACGCATCGTCCGTCCCAATTGGAGTGGAGTGTTTGAGGTCACGGACAAGGTTGTGGCCGCCAAGTTGCTCGAGTACTTCAAGGAGAGGGAGGACGACGGAGTTTAAAGA